AAAACACTGAGTTGCAATATTTGTACAGTTAGGAATATCAATTTTAGTCAATTTATTACAATTGCAAAATGCATAAGCTCTCAATTCTGTTAAGCTTTCACTTTTAAATTCTGTTAAGTCATTTGAAAGCAATCCATTCAATTCAACGTTATCTCTAACATCATTAACCTTGTCTACCAAGGTAGATAAATTATCGTCATCAGATACGTCAACTTTTCTGCTGATTAGAATATTTTTTAACTTATTTCTTAGATTTACTAAAGATTCTATTTCCCATATGCTAGTCATTACTACCTCCTACATAGTCATTTATCAATTCCTCGATGTAATCACTTTTAACTTTATCTACCCTTTCGGTGATTTGTTCGTCAATGTATGTTTTCGTTTCCGCCTTAAAGGTATTTATTTCTTCATCAGTTAAATCCTTTCCATTAAACTCGCCATTATTTGCTCTTTGCTCTATGCTTTCTGCTATGGCTTTGGTTTCGTTCATTATGTTTTGAACTTCTTCACGAAAAGTGGGTTTATCATTATCAGCTATGCCATCTTCACTTTTCGTTCTTGCAATCACGGGAATATGAGCAACACGGATAGTTGTTTGACTGTTTTCATCAATATACTGTATGTATGCTGTTATCATCTCGTTTTGAGACAGTAAAAAATCAGGTATTTCTACCTGACTTTTACTTACAATCTTATTAATTGTTTCATCTGAACTTTTATTTGAAAATTGAACCTCAATTCCGTCCTCAATATCAAGTAGATGTAATATCTGTCCTTTATCATGCTGATAACGTGGTTCAGTTTCAACAATTCTGTTTGCCCCGAATTTTACTTCTATAACATTCATAATTTACTCCTTAATCAACAAGCCATGTACAATTAACTGGCAGCCATGAGTTTTGACCTATTTCTGTGTTACTTTCAATTCCAACATTTCCATCACTATATACTCTAATCAAGTAATTAAAATCCTTTCTTCCGCATAGAATGTTTTCGGTTGATGAAGGCTTGAAATCATCCGACGGTAAAGTTAATAGATTTGACATTGTTGTTAATTTCGATGCATTTTTCACAACACCTCTTAAATGAACAACATTGCCTACACGTCTAATCTTAACGTTTTCCGAATAACCTGATATTCCGCTGCCACATGGTACATCAACCCATCCGGTATCATATGTTCTACCATTAACATAAGCCAAGTTCCACAGTCTCAATCCATCCTTATCAATTCCAATTCCTGCAACGTTATCATCTTTTCTCATTGCTGCCATTATCGAATCAGAATATATACCAAGCAGTCCTTCATAGTCACCCAACATTTTTATTTGAGAAGTAAATGCCTTAGTAAATTCTCCAAACGCACCCACTACTTTAGCTCCCTTAATTGTTCCAGTCGCTTCTATTTCCTGTGCGAACAAGTTGTCAACATCAATCTGTTTAGCTGTTACTGTTCCCGTGGCTATTGCTCCACCATCTATATATGTCGTGTCCTGCTCGTAGCACCAATTTTTTAATGTTTCACTGTCTCTTGTTCTGTCGTTTTCGTTGAGCATCCAAGCTGTTGCTATTATTCCTTTCTCAACCTGTGCTTTGTATATATAAAATTCGCCGTCAGAGAAAGCAATAGTTAATACTTTATTCTGTGGTATATATCTATGTATTACTCTAGTCCATTCTGCTGTTACCGGGTAATCAGTTCCATTTACCGTGATTTTCGCTTCCTTTGTGCTTTTAATGTAAATTGAAAAAACATAAGGCTCGCCGATTGTTACATCAACGTTTAGGGCTATTGCTCCACCGCTTAAACTGTTAATATAACCACATTTGCCCTCTTTATCATTTGGTAATGCCGTTTTTATTTCTTTAACTTCCATATCCTTACCTCTACTTTCTTCCATATACTCTCACATATCTTGCAGATGTATTACTCCATCCAGATTCGAGCTTCAACTTTAGATTTCTAATATTCTTAACGTTAGGAACTGTTTCATCACTTCCTGAGTTTTGATACCTTTTAACTTCTGAACTTGTTGATTTAACACCACTAATTGTTCTTTCCGCTGTTAAAAGCAAGTATCTTCCCGGTAAATCCGTATTTTGCAACATAAAATCGTAAGTAAAAGTTGCATTTGTTGCAAGCACGGATTGTAATGTGACTACTGGTTCCGTACCATTATTCACATACAGATTTGCTGCTCCTGAAGCTGACGTCCACATTACAGTAATGAATCTTAATTCCTTATATGTTCCATCAAGGATTAAATCTTCAAAATCTAATAATGTTCCATCACTGCTTTGTGCCGGCAATGTCTTATCAAGTATCAATTTCCAATCGCTACAACTTATCATATTCTCTAATTTAATTAACCCATCGCCAACGGTAATGTTATCCTGCTTTTTTGACAACAATTCCATAAAAGCATCTATAGTCAACTGCTTAAGGCTTCCATCGACATTAACGAATATGCTAGCCACTTCGTCTATATTATTAATCTCGTCAACACTTGTTATTATTTTTGCCATTTCTTATTTCTCCTTAACTTTGAACGTTTCGCCTACCAAAGTTAGGCTATTCTCTAAAATGTTTGCATAGTTATATATTGCGCCTACTGTAATCTTTTTAGTTGCAATCAGTTGTTCTACTATAGCAATCTTCTGATAAGCTCTTGCCAATGCCTTTTCTGTCGGTGATACATAATTACTGTTGCTCTGGCTTGTCGAACCATAGGAAGATATAGTTGTTGTAAGTCCTCCATCAAAGTCGAATTTTAAGCCCATAATAGGAAGCAATGCTTTTTCGCCTGTTTCCGTTTCAAACTCAACTATATCGCCAAGGTCTAAACACATATTTCCTCTTATTTCAATTTCGGACGGCGAATATGCTGTAACTCCATCCATTGTTTCATTAATCTTGTCATAAAGTTCGTCAAGTTCACCTTGCTTTATGAAGTTACAATTAACATTGCATCCGGTTACTCCCTCTCCCGATACAAGAACATTATCACTATCCGTTGAACATCTTAAATGTTGAATTGCGAAATTGCTGTCCTGCTCCGTTATTCCACCTAAATATATATCATCCAGTCCTATTGTTAAGGCTTCTTTGTCTGCTAATGATACATTATCACTATCGCTTAAAATCTCTCCGTTATCAGCCAATTCAACAATAACATCTTCAACCTTTTTATAGAATCTAAATTCAATTTCTCCCTGCCGATTAAATGTAGCAAATTTACAAAGCCTTCCGGCAATCATACCAACTGATTGAGCATAGGTATAGCCGTCGAAAGGCTTTGCATACGTGACACTTTTAACGTCTTCATCAGTGCTTACTATTATTATCGGTATCTCTATACCTAATGGAATGTCCTTGAATTTAAAACCGGTTTTTGTTTCTATCTCTTTGCATACATCAGCTATATCACAAGGATATGTTAAATCGCTTACATAATCACTTGTCATTATTTTTCCTGCCATTCTGTCATATGCTTCAAATACAAGTTGACCGCTGTTTTTTGATGGTTTTTGAGCTGTGTAATATCCCATCGGGACATAGCTTACGACTTCATTAATTACAATGCCTATTTCGAGCAGAAATTCCTTATCTGTTACCATCAAGCCATTATCCACGGATGTTACGTTTAAAATTGTTGATATTGCACTCCCAAAGTCTAAGCATTCCATTGAAGACGTAGACTGTGCAGAGGAAGTTATTGCAACAACATCATTTATGATTGTTCCGTCTGACATTGTAAGCCTTGCACGGAATGTTCTACCATCCCTTTGCAACGCATTTTTTATATCCTCATTCGCTAAATACATATCCTCTCCTTACTGCTCTATCAGATTAACCGTACAATTCGTATATCTGAATCCTAGTCCTGCCACCATCGAATACAATGTACCGGATATACTATCACAATACATAGTGTATTTTTTCCCCTTATACGTCACCTGAAAAAACGCATCATCACACGATTCTTCAAGTGCCACTTTTTCACTTTCTGTAAGTGGAGGGTACTTAACCGACAGCTTCTTTTTTTTAGTTACAATATCACCTGTCATCTTTCCTGTTGATGTTCGCCCAGTGTTTTTACTCCATATCTTATTAAGAGATTCACCCACGCCCTCTAAAGCTGGTTCTCTAGAGAAAGCCTTTTCTCCAGTATTAATAATCAATGTTGCCATTCTCTCACCTGCCTTACACTAAAATAGGACATCTGCCACTTGCTATAGTCCTTTGATTTACGTCTTTAATAATAAAGTCTGTGACCTGTCTGCCACCTACATAAACGTTAATGATTGGCTGCTTATCTCCACTACTACTGCTTAATGCACTAGATACGGCATTGTATACACCTTGTTCAATTCCACTTACAATTTGCTGATTATTAGCAACAACTGTCTTTCCGTTGCTAAATTTACCAACAAGCTCGTTGTGGTTCGCATAAAACAATCCATCTTCACCATCAGGAAATCCACCATTTGCAAATGATTGGATATGCTTAACATTGAAACCAAATTTCTGCCCACCAAACTTATGCCCTGCAATATTAATTTCGGGCACTTTAATTGAAATCTTATTAATATTATCAATGATGTACTTATTAATCCATCCAAGGACTGTATTAATTACCTTTCTAAAATCTTCTTTGATTTCAGAAATTTTACTCTTAGCTTTAATTTTGAATGATACCGTTCTGTCTTTCCATTCACCTGCTCTGTTTTTCCACCAATGCTTAACATTATCAACCGTCGTTTCTGCTTTATTTCTAAAATTAGATGTTTTATCTTTCCATTCAGCAGACCTGTTTTTCCACCAACGTGTAACATTTTCAACCGTTGTTTTAGGTGTTGCCATTAATTTTGAAATTTTTTCGCTAGCCCAAGGCTTTGCTGTGTCATCCCACCACTTGCTTACCTGTTCTTTTTTAGTTTTAACCTCTGCATACAGTTCAACACCTTGTCTTACCGGAACATCAATCAAAATCTTCTTTATTTCCTCTCCGATTGATTTGCCAAACTCAAAACTTCTATTGGCAAGCTCTTTAACAATGCTTAACTGTAACTTTTCGATAAAAACTACAGCACTCCATGCCAGTTTAAAACCTTTCCATATAACTTCCGTCCAATCAATTCCGGAAACGAAATCAATAACAGCTTTGGCAATCTTGTCTGTGTCAACATTATTAATAAAAGAACTAATTGCATCAAAAACCCCACCTACACCATCGGACATTGTTTTACTTACTTTTTTCCAGTCGATACTAAACAGCTTATTTACGAATCCTGCCAAGTCACTTCCTAACTGCTTCCAATTGAAGTTTTTAACAGAAGTTCCAATAAATTCAACTGCACTATCAACACCTTTTTTAATGCTGTTGCCAAGCTGTGTAAACACTTTCGCATCAACTATTTTATTAAGTCCGTTGGTGAAGTTTTTACCGAATCCTTTCCAGTCAACTTTGTCTATTGCATTTCCAACCATGCTACAAGCATTCTTCATTCCCTGACCGAGTGTATTTCCTATCTTAGTCCAGTCAATGCTTACCGCCTGCTTTAATGCATTTCCGAAATCCTTAGACATGCTATTCCACATTTCTTTATCTGTTGCAATTTTTTCCAATGCTCTGAATAAGCCGTTTATTCCGTCTTTAATCATTTTTGTAGCATTTTCAAAAGTTTTTGCATCAAACAATCCTTTTAATGCGTTACTTATTCCAGTTCCTAATTCTTCCCAATGAAAATTATTAAATGCTGTGTCTATTGCCCCGGTGATAGTGTTAATACCTTGTCCTATTGTTGTTCCAAGTAACTCCCAATCAAGTTCATCAACAACACCATTTATTGCACTGACAATCTTTTTCACTTTTGCATTAACGTTTTTCTGAATGCCCTGCCAATCAATGCTATTCATTGCATCATTAATTTTGTCAGCTATTGCAGTGCCAACACTATACCAGTCACCGCTTTTAATCATATCCGCAATGGTGCTTGACATATTAATTGTTTCTTCCGTCCATGCACCTGCATTACTGTCTGTCGAATCCCCGCTTGACTTACTTGAATTGTCGTCAAGTTTTGTGATTTCATCAAATCCGGCTATTGTCTTCTGATATTCTTTAGCGCTTGCATTAGCTTTATCAGTGGCATCCTTACCATCGCTCATTGCCTGATTGAAGTCTTTCTGCTTGTATACTGCTTTGGTATATGTTGTTTTTCCACTAAGTAAGGCTAAGAACTGACCTAATTTATTAAATGCTTCACCTACATAATTAATTATGCTTGTAAGCATTGGTTGAACCGCACCTAATACATTACTAAAACAAGCTATTATGCTGTTTTTAAGATATACAAAACTGGAATATATGCTGCTCATTTTTCTGTTAAAGCTGTCGCTTTGACTAGCAAGTGATTTAAAGCCGTCACTTACAATTGTAAATATTTGCATAAGCAGCATTGACATTACTATGCTTTTAATCATGCGCATATTTTGTCCCATTTTTTTGAAAGAGTTGTTTAACTTATTGACCGCATTAGTTCCCAATTTGCCTATCAGTGTAAATGGAATAAAGACTTTTGACATTGCAGTAACAGCAACCTTGCCCGCCACCTTAAATGCAGAACCGATTTTCTGTCCGACTTGTACCGCCTTAACTCCGCACTGCTTAAGGGCATTACCAACGCCTCTAATTTTCGATATTGTACCCTGTATTCCTGCGGATGCATTAGCCATGCCTTTTCCCACATTTGCGGTTGATAATGAGCCAAGATTTTTCCTCAATGCCATTATTTTTGAACCACTTGCAGACATTACAGATTGTGATTGTGCCAGATTTGATACAGCGCTGTTTTGCTTAGCTTTTAAACTATCAAGAGTTGTTCCTGTACTCTTATATTTAGTTTTAAGCCCTTCAACTTTAGCTTCCTGCTTTGTTATTTCCTGTGACAGTTTTTCCATTCCCGCCTGTGAGCCAAATTTAAGAAGCTCATTGTCAACACCTTCAATACCGGATTTGAGTTGATTTAACCTGTTATATGCCTGCTCGCTTTCCGTGTCTAACTGATTAAGCATATTAGCAAGCTCCTCATATCCCATGAACTTACCGTCAACCTCTCCAATATCTACCGGAGAAGTCTCTATCTTGTGCATCGCACGTTCAACCTCTAATGCTTTTCGCTTATTAGTTTCTAAAGTTGATTCTAATGTTTTTAGTTCCTGCTCTACACTGGTGTTAATGTTCAGCTTAGCCATAGTGCTACCTAACTGGTTGTATGCTGTTTTCATTTTCTCCAGTCTATTGTTTTCGCTATCCAGTGTTTTCTTTTGCTGTGAGAATTTATTTGATGTCTGCTCCACCTTCTGCTTAACAACTTCAAGGGTTTTGCTGTATTGATTAGTCTTTTCTTCTGCTTTTCTGTATGCTGATACTTCTTTTTCCAGTGCTTTTGCTATATCCTGTGCCTTCTTGTTGCCACTACGTCTTGCACGTTCTATATCATCAGACACACCATCAAGAGCATTTTCGGCAGCCTTTAAGTCACTTTTCACTTTTTGCATTGCGCTGTGTATTTTACTTATGTCAGCACTAAATTTAACCTTGATTTCTTCAACTGTCACTTTTTACTCCTTCAATAATAAAAAGGAACTGTGTTTTAACAGTCCCTTAATTACTATCTTTATTGAAATATTGTTTGCTTGCCTGTGCGTGCCTGAACATACGTTGCCTGTATTTCTCCACTTCTGCTTCCTTGATTTCTTCCTTCGTAAAGCAAAACGGAAAGGCATCGTATATTGTTTGTTCTTTTTGAGAAAACATAAGCCCTACCATCCCAAATGCCACTTTTGCGGTCTGCTTTGCGGTGCGACGCATCCGCTCATTTGCTGAATTGACGTAATCTATCAACTCACCCCATGTATAATCGTATATATTCATAGGGTCAATTCCACATATCATAGCTTCACTCATTAAATGCTCGATGGTTAAGGGTTTGTTACTGCTCTGTGGGTGTATTTAATGCATTCTCTTTGATTTCCAGTTCATCAATGTTTTTAAATGCTTCTTCATAGGTTCTGCTTATTGTGTTAAGTAATGAATTAGCTTGGTCTTTTCTTATAATTCCACTTGCAACAGCTACATCAAGAAGCACCTTTCCAAATTCAGCAGCTCCACTGTAATCATTATCCACAAGCATGTCATACAGCTCCGCTCCATCTGTAATCACGTTGTCGTTATCTCTGTAATTAAGGGCTGTTTCTAATACATCTATGCATTTTTCGATGTCATCCATTGCATCAAGAATAACAGTGATAATGCTATCCTCATATTTGTCTTTGAGCTTAAGCTGTCCGCCACAAGTCAATCTAAGATGTACTTTTACCTTTTCTTCTCTATTTTTTAAATTCAATTCAACTGTTTTCATTTTGTCCTACTTTCTGGGGCTACTCTAATTGTAGCCCCTATTATTAAATTATTTACCTGTGCTCTGTGAAGATGCTGGTGGGTCTGTTACGTCCCAATCCTTTTTAAGTGAAACTGATGCCTTAGCTTCGATAAGTCCATCAACCTTTGCACCTGTCACATAAGTTGATACTGTACCGGTTGTTGTGAACTTAGTTCCGTCAGGCATTGTAACTACTATATCAACGCTGTTTCCGGCTTTTTCAAGTGCCTTAAGCACTCTAAAATCACTTGTGGCATCTGTGTTCTCATACAAATATGTAACTTCCCACTCACTTAAGTCTTTAACACCATCAACATTCACCTTAATCGCATCTTTCAAGCAAGTTGCATCCTGCTGACTAGGCTTTCCACCTAAATCACCGATTTCTGTAACGTAGTTTAAAACACTTTTGTTTATCGAAACTTCAATTCCGATACTCATAAGACCCTGCGGTTTTTTATCCATTTTAATTACCTCTCTTAATCTATAATTCTTCCGGTTCTAATATCAACATTACAAGAATATCTCAATGTTTTGCGGTAATACCCGCTCGCATCTATACAATCCTCGTCAGGGCTAACATAGTTCCGGTTTAATCCTAACTGTGTCATTACACCATCTACAAGCTGCATGAGGTCAATCACTCGCTCGAAATTGTTTTCAAAAACGTCAATCTGATACGATATGCTGTCTCTGACCTTAATACTTGTATTGGAGTTTGTAACCTCAAAAAAGGTCACTAGTGGAACTGTTTTTATTTCCTTTGGGAAATTAGGCTTTACAGTCAACCCGGTATACTCAATGTTTTTGAGCAAGTTTAAAATCTGTATTCTTGCATCTACCATTTTTTTCACTCCATTTTTAAGACTGCTTTTTTTGAAATCTTCACAACCTTATCTTTGTTCTGCTGCAATGCAGGATATAAGAACGGATGTGGTTTGGCTCCATAACACAGATAGCCTATAACTTCACCGCTCTTTTTAATTGGTATAAAATGGTACTGTTCAGCTGTTTCCTTAGACATCTTAGATGCCGGAATAACCCACGGTTGCATCGTGTAAGTCAGATTTACTCCGTCTCTTACAAGCCCGGCTTCTGCACCTTTTATTCCGGTGCCAAACTCAACATATCTTGCGTAGCTAAGTTGACTAAAAACCTCACCCGCAACTGTACGATTATCTTTCGTCACTCGCCAATCAATACTGTTTCTCAATCTTCCATCCTGCACCGGGGCTAACATCCTTGCATCCGTACTTATGTCTTCGGCTATCGTCTTAAATTCCTGCATTAAATTGGATTCGCTTCTTCTGTCAATACTATCAAGTAACTTATTCAGCTTATCCAATCCCTCAATAGATATTCCCATTATCGTACCCTCTCAATAAGCAGAAGCCTATATGACGGAAATGGCTTTACTGATACAACCGTGTAGGCAATGCCATTTACTATTATTCTGTCTTTTTCCCTGATAGTGTCATCGCTCCATAGCACCCCTTGTAGCATTTCGTTGACACGTTCGCCGTATTCTGCAATTTCAACCTGACTTGATACCGGCAGCCACATTATACTAATAGTGAATGTGTTCTTATCATCGTATACATATGCTTCATTGTCATATCTATCAGATTTAATTGTGTACGGAACGACAGTACATAGTATTCTATTTCTCTCTATTTTTGATTGTCCTGTTATGTGAGGAATGTTTCCATCACTAACGGCATCAATCCTTATCTCAACTTTTGACATATAACCTTCTATACCTCGCTATCCCGTTCAATAGGCTTTCTATCTGCCCGTCATATTCAGCGCTTGCTATATATGTTGTACTCTGTGACACAGAGCCCTCGCTATAGCTTTCACTTTTGACGTCTTTAGAACTGTTAAACTGCTTATAGAGTACGGTTGCTATCTGAATTACAGTTCCGTCAAAGGCTTCAAGACTTTCTTCGTTTCGATAATTAAGATATAGCCGGACTTTATCAACTGCATCCTCAATGAACATATTAAGTAATGCGTCCTGCGAATTGTCCGCAATGTTAAGTCTTAACTTTAATTTATCTAACTTTGTCATATCCACCTCGTTATTATTACTTTGTTGCTTTTGCCCTTGTTTTTGGCTTTGTAGTGGAAGCCTTTTTCTCTTCCACTACAATATAATTACTATCAGCCATACATGTTTTAATTACATCGGCATTATTGCACACTGTAACAAATCCGGTGGCTTTATTCGTTATTACTGCCATATCTTACCTCACTACTTTGCGTTGCAAGTTAAAACTGCAAGGCACTTACCCTGAAACACCTTAGCACCATATACATGAAGCCCCTTAACAGCATCGCTGAATGATTTTTCCGGACGATAGCCTTCAACTTCAAGAATTTGTTCTGCAAAACTTGTAGCGCTGTTAGTTCCACCGATTACCTTATACTTTGCTCCCTCTGTGTTAGGACAATTATTTGATACATAGATGGTGAATCCCGCAGCCGAACCGATAGGCTCACCGCTTAAAACAGCTTTGTTGAAATCTGTACCATTTCCAACGAAACGGTTATCCTTCAAAAGTAAGCCGTAATAGAAAGCTGGTAACACTGCCCATCTACCCGCAAGCGGTACATTGTTCTCGGTCAGCTTAGTACCTAAGTCAACAAGATATTCATATGCGGTGTCCTTAGTTGGTACAATTGGTGTAGTATCATCGCCAACCTTAGCACCTGCATTAACTGCCATAAGGTTTGCAACAAAACTATCTGTTGTATCATTAAGAGCATAAGCACTTCTCTGCATAGCACCATCCATTAACTTAGGATTTACCTGTGCCTTATCAACATCATCAATCTTGAAGTTGAAGTACTTCTTCTGATTGATAGTTAATAACTGCTGTGTTCCGTCTAAATCTTCCGGGTCATCTATTGTTCCTTCATAGTCCTTAACAGTAATATCACCTAACTGATTTACCTTTACTGTGTCACCAAACATTTTGATTTCGCCTTCGTAATCTCTGTTGCAAAGGGCAACATATACATGGGATTTATCAAGATGTTCAAGTAATCTTGCACTCCATATCTGTGGAATAAAATTTTTAACTGACATTCTTTTTACCTCTTATATCTTTCTTCTTTATTAGCCTTTAAGTGTGTTCTTTAGTAGGTAGGCTTGAACCTATTTACTTGTACGCAATACTTCCTGTATTGCATCCCAGTTGGCATTGATTTCAGCCGTTGACATTCCCTTGATTTCTTCAAGTGTAAATTTGCTACCACCGTTGACGTCTTTTGGTGGCTTTTCGCCTCTCATTCGCTCATTAGTTGCATTTTTAACCGCTTCTTTAAATGCTGCTTCAAATGTATTAATGCGCTCTGATGTTTCCTCGGCATCCTTTCCGGTAAGATACTCCTTGAACCTTGCGTCCAAACCTCTGCGCTGTAATTCGTTGCCGGCTGATAATTCCAACTGTCTACGTTCGTCCGCTTTTTCTCTTTCAAGTAATTTCTTTTCTCTCTGGTCTAAATCAAATGCCCTTCTCTGCTCCGCACTCATATTTTCAAGTTTCTGTGCTTCGCTCTGTTCCTGCTCCCATCTTTTTCTGGCTGTCCCTAATGCTTTAGTTACAGTAGTATCTACTCGTGACTGAATGGCTTTAGCCATGTTTGGATGGTTTAATATATCCTCCGCTGTGAACTTATCCATTACTTCATCAAGTGATAACTCATTGCCATCGGTTGGCTCATTTTCGCCACCTTCACTCTCTCCTGCAAAAAACTGCAAATTGAGTGGAAAAAATGGTTTCTGTGCTTCTTTTCTCATTGTGATTACCTCGCTTTCCCTTTAAGTACGTGCCTTAAAGTTAAAAATTCGTATAAAAAAAGCGACGTAAGTTCTAGCCTTACATTGCTTTACCTTGGTGTTTATGGCTTATTCCTTGCCATTTATAAAAACTCTCCGATACGGAAAGATTTTAAGTATTATGTTTAATCCTCTGCTTTAGTTCTTCATCCGTTAAATTGTACGGATTTTTGATGCCGTATTTTTTTATGGCTTTTTCATTTGCTCTTGCTCTCATAGAGTTTTTATTTTCAACAACATACTTCTTGTACCATTCGGCATAAGACATATTTTGAGGCACAAGCTCATTTTCACCCGTTATTGGATTCCTCGCTCGTCTTTTTAACTCTTTTCTATTCTTGCCGTCGATATAAGCTCCATCCGTACTTCTGCAATTAGGATGCATAGGTGGTTTATTCTTGCCAACTTCTGCATCTTTTACGAGAAACACCTTGCCATCCAACGCACGACATATTGTACTTGTTCGCAAATCAAGTGTAGCAATAAATATATATTTCTCAATTCCTGCGTCCTTAATGGCTTCTTCTCTGCCCTTACTTGCGCAAAAAGCGGTTTCAGTTCTTATAATGCGGTTAATGTTATTCCTTGATGAATGAATTTTCTTATCGAATATTTCTTCCATCTCCCTGAACGTCATTCCCGTCATAAGCCCTTGCGTTATTGTGTCTTCCAGAACCTTTGCTAATTTCTCTGTATCTTTCCATATCCTTTTTGAATAATTGCTGCCTTTCCATTCTGTTTGAATAGCAGCTTTTACATCGTGATTTGATATTCTAGAAAAATCATAAGCTAAACCTGTTCCATGCTGAATTGTATAATGTTCCTGATAGTAGCTTTGTTTATATTCATTAATCAGCCTTATTTCAGCTAGCTTTGAGCTTTTATATCCTACGCTGTATGCTTCTGCAATAATCAAGCTCTGCATTGCCTGTATTCGGCTTATTCTAGCAGCATATGCAGGGGCATTGATTTTCGCCATTATTTCAGCTTTTTTTTGTACGTCAGTTACTTCTTTGAGTGTTTCAAGTAATTGCTCTATATATTCTTTTGTTTTCTTCTCATTAAGCAACTTTAAAGCATTATCCACAGTTAAATTGTGCCATGTACAATATCGTTGGAGTATTTTTATTGCGGATTGCGTTAATCCTGTGTTCACATCATCATACAATGCATTGACTTTTTTAATGGTTTCATCTGTTCGCTCTTTCATAAGCTGTTCATTATTTATTGCTCTTGACTTCCAATATTTCATTATTCACCACTGTAATCTTCGTTATCGTTATAGTTATCATCAAGTGCTTTCTGTTGCAAGCCGATAGCATCTAAATACTGCTTTTGTTCTTCCTCTTTTTGCTCTTTTAGTGCTTCTATAACCTTATCAGCATCCTTGATGAACCATAACTGCTGTAACAATGTTTTGTTGTCAACAATTCCTTGTAACTTTACAACGGTATCAAGTATTTCCGCTTTATCAAGTGGCATTGATATTGTAAATATAATGTCTACTTCTTTTTTATCAATAATATTCATTGCGCCATTGATAAACAGCCAATGATTATACATTTCAAATCTTTTCTTCAAGCCTTTTTCAAAAGACCTCATTTTTGACTTAACAAGTATATTCATTGTCATTAACTTAAGCATTAATGCCTGACCGCTTGAATTTCCCGCAAAGTTTTCATCCGTCATATCAACTGTAAGTGTCATTTTGTGGATTTCACGAATTATGTCGTTGCTAAGTATTGTCATTGAGCCTTCGTCAAAAACTTTCTGTATATACTCAATTCTTGCATCCGTCGGTATTCCATCAAGATACTTTTCTTCTTTAAGAATTTTAAGTGAATCTTCATCTATAGTGGCTCCAAACATAGCAAGCAAGCTGTTCACAAATTTCTTCTTGTCTGTTAGACGATTGCTAAACAATTCATTCAGTCCATCAATCAATGGAATCACCTGCTCATAGTCTCCCTGCCTTTCGTCGTTGTTCTGATATTCAACTACCGGAACCTCTCCGAAAAAGTGTTCGTTTTCTTCATGTTGTGAAAACTCGAAATTTTCTAAATCTCTGCTTCTGTAATGCTTACTGTTGTGGTCTGTATACACCATTACATCGTAGTATTTAACTTCGCTCAAATCTTCGCAAATATCGTACACAATGGCAAACAACTTGTTATGCTCAACTGTATTATCTCTTACCATAATGCAATTTCTTGGGTCAATAACACTGGTTCTCGGTGTAGGAACTGTATCACTGCTTGCATATTCTAACTCGTAACATTCACCAAATATTCCGATATACTTTGCTATCTTAACATCGCATTCGGATATGGTTTGGTCGTTGTATGCATCTATCAACGCATCTATATCAATCTGTCGATTATTTGCATTGAAATCATATAATTCCGTTGCTCCGTTGTTAATTCGTGCGTGAATACCATTTGACAGCTCTCTTTTTCGCTCTTTGTTGCTTTCTTCCTCATTACTATTGTATTTTACCGGTTCACCTAAGTAAAAACCGGTTCCAATGTCAACAACGTATTTAGCATAATTGCTGTATACTCTTATCTTGTCTTCATCTTCCGGGTCTGATGTCATTATCTTGTGATGCCCTAAATAGTATTCATAATTGTTATCAAGCCCAACTCTTCTGGTTTTGTGTTTTTTTATTAAATATCTAAAAACTGAATCACTAATGTTATCCACATCAGGAACAAGGTTTGCATCTATGTATATAGCCATATTGTCTCCTTATAAGCCTTTAGGTCTCGGTCTTGCCTTAACCTTGCTATTTCTTCTTATATCTTCAACTGAATACCTCAAACAAGCCATTGCATCATCAAAGAAATTAACCGGCTCGTCCGTGTATTCATTGGTTTTTGGGTCTAATTGCCATTTCCACTGGCTTGCTTCTTTATATGTGTTTACGCAAGAACAATGTATGTGTATCTTCGGTATCTGCTTAAGGTAGTCAATTTGTGCGTGCACGCTACCGGCTCCCTTTATAACTCCTCTGGCTCTTGTATATCCTGCCTTTTGCCACATCTTGATTCTGTCCGGCTCTGCACTGTCGCAATACATTGGCAGCTTTTTATCATATTGCATTTTGCCTGCAAGCTCGATTAACTCTCCCGTATCTTTTTCGTATTCGTACATTTCCTTGCATACATACATTTCGCCGTCTTTAAATCCTATGGCTAACAGACAGTTAGCGTGGTTGTAACCAAAGTCTTGCGAATTAACCATATAGTCAAATCTTTCCGGTGCCGTGTCGAAATCCTCAACGATAAAGTTATGAAGAATTAATCCACCGACTTCACCCCATTCGCCTAAGCCGTATATCTTATATCCTTCCGGGTCAACTATCTTACGTCTCTCCATTCTCTTATAATAAGCATCATCAATAAATCTGTTTTGCTTATAGTTGCTTGAATGAGTTAAAACGTTGTCGTCTTGAACATCAAAGAATACTTTTTTAATCCAGTGAGTAGCACTAACCGGGTTGAATGTCATTTTGATTTGGTAGAACTGTCCTTCCGGTAGTTCACCTCTTAATCTATCGTCAATAATTTCTAAATCGCTCTGCATTAACTCTGTTGCTTCTTCTATCCATACATCAGTTAATTTGCCACGTTTAAATGTGATAGATTTTAATTTTTCTCTTTGCTTATCATCATTGACACCACGAAATATTATTTGATTACCATTGACCTTGCATTCCATCATTAATGGGTTTTGACGTATCAGCCAATAGTTTTCCCATTTATCGCCAAACATACGAAAAATAGCACCCTGCAATTCTGCAAAAGTGCTATCTCTATTTGTTACGTCCGATTTTCTAACGCACAGAAGATTTCTTCCGTCATCTTTCATCAGTCGCAATATGTAATTCATTGCGGTATCTACCGACTTTCCGGAACCTGCCGAACCTTTCATTACAATGTAACGTTTTTTACTTTCGTTGACTACTCTAAAAGATTCGTTAAGCTCAACATTTATATTCATGTCTGCTCCTTGTTGTCAGATGTGCCGTAGTTGATATTAATATTAATTTTAGTATCTTCGCCATCAGCATTAAGATTGACTATATCCTCTGGTCTTTCCCCTGCCGTATCTCTTAAAAATTCAGCACTTGCAACTGACCCTTTCAACGCTTTCTTTATCTGTGCTATTAATATGGCGGTCTGTATATCTATGTTTTTACCGCTTAATTCTGCAAGGCTCTTTACTTCTTCTGCTTCTACTAATTCTTGGTCTTTGAGTGGTAATGAAAGAAGAATTTCAAGTGCTTCTTTCATTGCTTTCTTTTTGCGTCTTACTTCCACAGATTTAAGTCCACCTTTTCTTCCTGCTTCTGCCAATTCCTCTTTAGTCATTTCTGTGAAGCGCTTTCCCATCTTCTATCACCTGCCTTTCTAATATCCCATATTTCCTAGTATATCCTTTTCCATCCTTTTCTGTGCCCGTTTGTATGATGCAGATGTGATTTCTCTACTAGTAGCTTCTCCAAATCCGTTAGTAAACGTTTTTTTGCTTCCTTCTTTTACGTTACTCATAGGTGGTTTTCTACTTTTCTCAGCCAATGCATCGGCTTTTTCTTTCATTTTTAACCACCTTTTTCGTGCATCAGCTACTTCCTGCTTATCTAATCTTGCAAAACCACCATATTGCTTATATAGCTTTGTCATTTTTTCTCTTATTTTTTTTTCGTCAATTACTCCAGTACCAATTCCGCTACTTGCTCCACGTCCACCCATCTTCTATTACCCTCCTCTTATGCATAAAATATTAAACCATAGCCATATTCCTTTAAATTTTATTTTTTGCCGGTTTATATGTATATTCATATCCAAATGTACTTGCATTGTTTTTCAGCCATTTTCCTAAGCTTCTATCATAATTTTTGCTTTCTACCTTTAAATTTTTGATAGCTTTTATAAATTCATCTCTTTTAAAATGACTATTTTTTCTTATTGTGTACGTTCCGGCTCTTCTGTTTGCATATACCTTGGGGTCTGTATTTGAAATTGGTGTGGAATTTCTGCTACTTGCTGTAACTGCCCTTTGTTTGGTTCTCGCCCAAGTATCTAAATCAGTGCCACTAAAATTTCCCCATCCGTCAGCCGGATGATTATGCACAAGGTGTTTTCCTGCTGTTTCTTCTTCACTATAAGATACACTTCCATGTCTGCCTTTGTAATAATGTGTAACGTACCCATTTTCATCTATCTGTATTGCATACTCTCTGTCTGCTTTTGTGTGCTTTTTATTAAAGTCATGTATTATTTTTTCTTCATTTCCTGTGTTTTTTATTCTGTTCATATAAGCAGGATGCAATTTTTCTGATGGATTTCCTTTTCCTTTTGAAAACGTTAATCTTCTTTTTTCTCCTTTCGCTCTAAATGATGCACCTCTGCCACCATAGTTGCTTGCTAACATATTATCTCCTTTTTTTGCACACAAAAAGACACCTCATTCAGAGGTGTCTCCTGCTACTTTTATGATATTAGTGCATATTCTCGAACTTTATTCCCCAATCGTCATTTGTAGCTATAAATATGGAATTATCCGCTTTTTCAACAAATTCCTTTAATGACATGTTACCTACCATGCCATGCTCATATGCATCTTCCATATTTTTAAACTTAACTGTATCACCTGTATCTATGTTGACTATTCTGCAAGGGTTAGAATATAATGTATAATCCCCAATATCTATTATCCTCCCTTTCATCTTATGCAAAAATGTTTCCTTTAACATTGTTTCCGTCTCCTTTCTATTAATTCTTAAACGCTTTGTTATCGTAATATCTTACCTCTATTCCATCCGGGTATTTATAGCCAATATCTCCACCATATACCAATACCCTTGATGGCTCTATTCTCTTTATTGCTTCATCCATTCCATCATACCATATTTTAGTTGCATTTTCATCCTTTTTTACACCTATTGTTGACACTGTAACAGTTCCACCCGGCTCTATTCCATCAAAGCAAAAGGCAAATGTTTCTTTTTCTGCCCATTGCAATGTTGGTATTACCGTAATACCTGCATCCTGCATCATCTGACCTATCAGCTTAGACCTGTACACGTTCCATATTTTCATTGACATAGGCATATCAAGATACAAGCTAAAGTCCGGAGTGAATACACAATCAAATTTTTTCAATTTCTCAATATATTCTTGTGGGTTGTTCCATATCCGTTCAAATTGATAATCATCTATGTAAAAATGAACCCCGCACGTCTTTTTAGTACTTAAAACATAATTGAATGATATAAGCTCGTCAGGGCTTGCGTTCTGTGCTTTGAGTACCGGCATCTGATAAAAGCCTGTGCTTCTCATTTCGTCGTATTCGTCAAGATTATATGCGTTAAATGTTCTTTCTCTTTCGTCTCCATACCATCCATCGTCAATATCTTTATCATCTTCAATGTCTGGTATAGTGAAATCGAAATCCTCCATATCAATGTCAACAATACTTGTTAATTCTTCATTGAGAATATCTATATCAAAGTCACTGTTCATTGTTAATTTGTTATGTACAAGGATATATGCTTTTTTCTCCTGCTCTGTCATGCCGGCTAATCTTATACATGGCAATTCATTCATTCCCAACTCCTTAGCTGCCAACAATCTTCCGTGACCCTCTATCACTATATTGTTTTCATCTACCGCAACAGGGTCATTGAAGCCAAATTCTGTAATGCTCTGCTTAATCTGTTCTATTTGCTTCTTAGGATGTTTCTTTGCATTATTCTGGTATGGCAATATGTCATCTATTTGTATGTATTCTATTTTCATATTTTTGTTAGCTTTCATTGAGCTTTTAACCTTTCTTACAACCAGAAAAGACAGCTTATAGAATAATATCTACAAACTGCCTTTTCCGAAGCAAATTTAAACCTTACCAGGAGGAGTGAATGTATTTGCAGTACTTCACACGATAATTATATCACACCTCTTTGTTTAATTTGTTTAATGTTTTCAAAATACTTACAAATTTGAAGATATTATCTGGGATATTCTTCCTTTCGTATATCCCATTTCTTCTGCAATCTCTGATACCTTCTTACCTTCAATGTATCTTAATGAGAATATTTCCCTTGCCCTTGTATCTGCTATAGAAGATATAAATGTTTCCACTTCCTTATTCTGCCGTTCTGCCTTATCAATTTCCGACTTCCACTGGCTTATGCGTCTGTTGCTCTTGTCTGCTTCCTTCGGTTCTTTCATTTGTACTGCCACGTGCGTCGGTATGTAGGGAAATTCAGCCATTGAGCTCTTCACTTTTCCGTAGACAACATCTATATCTCTGCTTTCTTCTTCTTCAATTTTAGCCTGATTTCGTCTTATTAACTGCTCGTTAATTCTATACGCTTCTAATTGTCTTTTTTCCATCGTACCACCTGCTTTCTCAATCTATCAGCATATATATTACTGTTATCAGAATAACCACAATTTCTATTGCTGCAATACCTCTGCATACAATTGTGGCTCCGTCGTCATCATCACCACTGGCTACAGCAAATATGCAAAGTTCTAGCACTCCTGCACTAAATATCAATATAGCCTTAAGTAATCTAATCCAGTCCATCTAATCACCTCTCTTTTTCATAATTACTGCATTTATTTTTTTCATAATAAGGAAGCTCGTCTACTAAAAATCTCATTCTTATTCTCCTTCTTCAAAATCTTTTTTGTTAACATATTCTACAACTGCCTTGTTATCTCCAATAAGCATTACTTGAAGAACTATGACTTCTGTATCATCAAATTTGAATAATCTAGGTTTTTCATCATCAAAAATATATGGCTTGTCTAATAACCCTCTTATGGCTATCTTGCTTTTAGGATGAGATTTTCTCAAAGTCCCGCTTACTGCATTAATGTTATAATTAAATCTATTTACTGTTGTACTATCAAGCATCTAATCCACCTGCCTTTACTATACCTATAATAGTCTGATATAATGCTGAATTTTTACCAACAAGTTTGGTGATGTATGCATCCAACTCCTCTACAACCTTATCCACATCATAGGCTGTTGGTATTCTATTAATTTCATCAATTACACAATGCCCAAGCTCATTATCTTGTATTATTCCAGTTTCTTTAAGTATATTAATCACTTCATCTGCATCTATTAATCGCATTCTAATCACCCTCCTTATATTCTCTCTTGAACTAATCTTGAACTAATCTTGAACTAATTGCATTTATTAGTCTCATTCTGTTCACTCTCCTTATTCTGGTATTCCGAAGTTCTTATATGTTGCTGAAAAACTAAATTGTTTACCACATTTATAACAAGTTTCAGTTATGGTACACATCTTTATTTTGTCATCACAGTGGGCTAGTGTACTTCCCGATTTGAATTTATGCCCTCCTGTCATCAAACACATTAATCTATTCACGATTGCCCTCCTTTTAATTCTGAAAAAATCCTGTTTCATAGTCAACTTTAATAGGCTTGTCTCCTATTATTTGTGTTTTTAATGTTCTATCTTCAAGTGAAAGAATAATCATACAATCGTTTAACTCAAATATTTGTACGTCTCCTTCACTGAATTTTACATCTTCTCCATATTCCTTTTCGTATGCATCTAGCAATATATTTATTAAATCTTTATTCATCTTCCTGCTTCCTCGCTTTCTAATAACTCTGGATTGTCAAATACATTTCCGATAACTTCGTCATCTCCGTTGATTACAGTTCCGTTCTTAAAAGGGAAAATATTTCTACCATTATGATACCGAAATCCTAAATACACCATTGTGTTATCCCATTTAATTACATAATTCTTTCTTTTTTCTACACGACAAAATGGCGGATAATCTGTATTTTCTTTCTGATATTTTGTATAGGCATGACACACAATATCATTCTCCCAAATCAGATTGCCGTTCTTGTCTTTTAAGCCCGTGCATTGGCAGATAGTAGATGGGTCTACTTTAAAGCTTTCAGAAACAGTATATAGTCCGCCATGTATTAACTGCCCTGTATATATAAAATCGCTTTCATTAACCCGCACATAAAATCCAATAACCCATTCTCCGTTATCTACTCTCTTTGCTTTAAATAAATATCTATCTTCCATTTATTCCTCACTTTCTGCTAATTTTGCGTATTTCCAAAAATTTACGTTATGTTCGTTTACAGCACTCCAAGATGTTTTTCCCTCTTTCCAAACATACACCTTTCCATTTTCATATTTTGCAAAATACCTTTTAATCCATTCTGATTTTAAGATGTCTTTAACCAATATCGGTGTATCAACCTTGACTTTCGACCAATCGACTTCTTTTTCTTCTTTGTATTCTGAAAATAACCAATTTAGGGCATCATCATAACAAGAAAAATTGTGGTTATCAAACAAACATTCGTCACACATTATACCGCATTTACAGATGCTTGGCTGTCCTTGTACTAGTGCTAAACTACCAAGGTTTATAATACCTAATTCCTTTAATTCATCTTTATAATATTCAATATTTAACATTTGCTTCCTCCTTAACATTTCATCAAATATTCCGTCGTAAGCTGCTTTGCCGGAACGTCCTCCCATTTAACTCCAATATAATCAAGGACTTTGCCCCATCCATATTTATTGCCATTTTCGTCTGTGCAACATTCATACATCCAGAATTTCCATTCTTTGTAATTGCTTTCCCTTAATCGGTCAAATCTATGAGGTCTCTGCTCTAAATGAATTCCAAATCCACACATTGAACATCCGGTTCTTTGCGCTTTGGTTGTGTAAAGGGTTCCATCTGCTTCCTGCTCAATCGTTCCATATATTTCGGGAACAATACTTTTCAGCGGTTCATACGGCTTTATTTCTCCTTTCTTGTCTCTACTATATGGCTGTTGATAGTATCTTCTTTTGAAAACATCTATATGGTTTAGGTACCATTGGTTCATTTCAAGTGCTAGCCTTAATATGTCTTGTCTTGTAAAGATGGCAAATGGAGCGCTTCTCATTGTCGTCTTTCCGTAGTAATTGCATCCGTGTTCAACCAATGCCTCTTCTCTCTGACCACCTTCTGATGCCATCATGCCCAAATATGGATATGACTTATGTTCTTTCGCCCAATCCTCACAAGGCTTCTCTTTCAACCAGTAACAACAATCATTTGATACTTTGAAATCTGGCTTTTTATAATTAACTCCTTCATTCTCATTTTCATAACCTCCAAACAGCTCTAACCATTTTTGGGGTAATTTCATTCTGCTATTTTTAGCGAAATGTCCCTGAGCTCCGCATTCTCCAGTTATGATTGCATGTCTGACTGTTTTATTATTTTCTGTCGGATTTTGGAGCAATTGTATTTTCCCTGCTATTTTTTTGCTAATTACCGGAAATCCGATATTGTTTAAAACATCTACCTTGTTCTTGTAAGATTGTACGATTTCAATTCCTAATGCTTTATGTACTTTTTGGATTGTTTTATCTTCAACACCAGATACAGATATTGCCGGAACGTGTATTCCAATGCTTTCAAGCCATATCAACAGTGTTATCGAATCTAATCCACCAACAGATACATGGCAGTTGTACCCTCTGCTCTGCATTTCGTTGAAGAACTCCCACGCAATATCCTTCTGTCTTAAAATCTTATCATCGTACGGCAAATTCTGCTTTTTAGTAAATTCTGCCCTTCTGTCTTGCTTCATCTTTTTCCACGCATTCTTTACAATAGCAGGGGCATCATCTTCAATGTATTCATTTCGCTCAATAAGAAAGCTAAAGCCTGCTTCATCCGTTGTTGTAAATTCCATTTGACCTTTCATCCAATCTTCAACCTTTCTCTCTTTCCTCTTTTTCGATTAACCATCTCGATGATTTCAAGCCTTGTTTTTTCCCAGTCTTCCAACAGCTCTATTGGAATGTTGCTTTTGGAATCGTCTGTGTAAATCCTCGCAAAATACATCTTGTATCTGCGTGTTCCCTTGTTGCTTCCACCGCATACACGATTGTTGAACTGCTTATCGTTTAGAGCGTATTTTTTCATAATTTCGGCTCTTGTCAGTGTTTCGACAAATTCGCCCTCGACGTATACGTTGTATTCAGTCATTGTTGATTCCATCATTATCCTCCATTAAATCTTCTATAGTCATTTGGTTGTCATCTTCAAATACAAGCATTTCCTCGCTTGCTTTTTTATAGAAATTCTTATCAATTTCAAATCCGTAAGAATTTCTTTTCAATTCCCGGCTTGCCCTTAGTGTAGCTCCGCTCCCGGCACAAGGGTCTATTACAACATCCCCTTCGTCTGTTAATGTTTCAATTAACTTTTTCAGTAAGCCTACAGGCTTTTGAGCCGGGTGTATTTTGGGGATTTCCTTTCCGTCCCTTCCCCATTCAAACCAGTTAAATACCATGTGATGCTTTCCGTCAGCTCCGATATTGCGGAATTTCGGTAATCTGTCTCTGTATAGCAGCAGTCCGTATTCTGTTGCTCCCACAATTCGCATATTGGCTTTAAGAACTTGTGGACTGTAGTTTTTAATAAAGACGAGTGGGATGTTATGCTTAAATCCGTGCTTCTCTGCATATTTGATTACTGTCGGAATTTGAGTGAATGAGCAAAACACAACCATGCAAGGCGCATCACTGCTTCTTCCTCTCTGTGCATTACCCTTTTTAGGCTCTTTTTTGAGCAGCTTATTGCAAAAGTGAAAATATTCGGCAATATTGAAATTAAAGTCACTATTGAATGCGCTCTTTTTAGCATATTTGCTCTCGCCGTTCTTGTTATCGCCGCCGTTATACCACATCGGATTACTTCCGTAGAAATTCGTGCCAATATTGTAAGGAATATCACATATTACTAATTGCGCCTTCTGTATCGGATATTTCTTCCAATTCTGAAAGTTATCATGATATATTTCACATTTAATCTTTTTCATGTAGTAAACTCCTTATCTCTTCCTTTTCTGCCTTAATATCCACCAATCTCTGCTTATCGTATTCGGTCAGATATTCAGCAGAGAAGCAAATCATCGTTTCCATCCTATCTAATTCTTCAAGTCTTGTATGTAAATCCTGCATTAACTTTTCCTCCCTATTTTGTTAAATTTGGCATCCTGTACCGCCATTATCTTTTTTTCTAAATCTTCAAATTCCTTTGATGTTCGTTCCCTCTGCTCGAATTTAACCTTTTTTGTCTTAGGCTTTGACTTGCTTAGTGGGTACAGCTTGCTCCATCCTTTAGTTATTGATTGTTCAATGATTGCGATTTTCTCTTCATCATCTGCTCCTAACTGCTCTAATTCCTGCAAGATGTAACTAATCTGTATTCCGCTTACGGGACCGCTTTTCTCTTCTTTGTAGGATAAGTAATCAAGGAATGCCTGATTAAGTTTTGAGTTTTGATAATAATTCGCAACCTCCCTATTATCTTTACTTTCCTTTACTTTACTTTCCTTTACTTTACTTGTTGAATTTCTGCATACATTTTTTTGATTTCTGCATACATTTTCGCCGTTTATGTTTACAATTACTGCATTTTTGCCAACACTAACTAAAAGGTACTCATTTATTACTTTGATTTCTGTTCTTCTCTTAACCACTTCAAAATACTGTTTCTGTATTCTTTCAGAGGTAAGAACGGCATATTTATTGAACATACTTTCGTTAAAAATACCTATCTTTATTGCGTGATTTACGACTTCAATTATTAAGTTCAAATCCGCTCCGCTATTCCCACCGAACCACTGCGCCAAAAATAGAAGAGGGCTTCTCTCATTCCATTCACAGTAATACCCCTTATCTGAATATATCTTTTGCCAGAGTTTAACTATTACTGCAAATCCTTTAATGCCGTAGGCAGCTTCAATTTCCGCCATGTTATCGTTAGTGTGGCAATCAAGCAGAAAGCTATCTATTCCTGCTTTTGCCATATATTCACTCGCTTTCTTTCATTCCTGCTTCGTATTCTCTGTAAATCTGCATCCAATCATCGAATGTCATGGTTACAAGAATATCTGCATTATTCTTTTTATGAAAAACAACCGGTAATTCATCAGCCTTTGCATCCGATTTAGCTTGTGCCATCCAATCGTATAGCTGCATCCTTTCCTGATGCTTGGCTTCAATATGTATTCCCGGAAGTCCGACAACATCTGCATCGCCGTTGGCTCCGCAGTATTGCTGTCCTCGTCTCGTTTTAAAGCCATATTCCCTTAAACGACTAGCAAGCTGTCGCTCAAACCTTGCTCCCTTCTGCTTTGAATTAACCGCCATTTTCAATCTCCTTCAACATCATTCGTGTAGCTCTAAGCGACCATCCTATGCGTTTTAATCTGCTTAATTCCTGCTTATAGTATTGTTTAACCAGATTATCTTCCTCGCCCGGAATTGGTCTAAAATAGCCGTTTCCGTCTGACAAATTAAGGATAACTGTGTTTCGTCTAGTCACTGCTATTGCTTCCCTTATTTCTCTGTCTGATAGTCCCGTCGCTTGTGCTAATCTCTTCCTTGATATTGCATTCTCTCTCCCATATGGGATATATGCTTCTATATCATTTCTGACCTTCATAGCTAATCACCTGCCTTAGAAGTTAAAAGGTAATCCGCTATCATCTACGTTATCCGGAATTGTCATAAATCCGTCGCTGTCAACTGGCGGTGGGTTTACTCCGTTTTCCTCGCTTACTCTTTTACTTTCAGCAAATTCATGATTTTCTACAGCCACTTCTGTTGTATATACTGTCTTGCCGTCTTTGTCCTGATAGCTACCAGTCTGAATACGTCCTTCAATGACTACTTTTGTTGCCTGATGTAAATACTTCTCTGCAAACTCTCCGTTCTTTCCAAATGCAACACATCTGATAAAATCCGCTGTTACTTCTCCGTCTCTCTTAAATCTCCGGTCTACTGCCAATGTATATCTTGCAATAGCCAACTGACTGTCTCCGGATGTTGAATATCTGACCTCTGGGTCACGAGTTAATCGCCCCATTAATACAACCTTGTTCATATTCGCTCCTTTCCGCTATAAATAGCTTTTTCCGAAAATATCTCTAAATTCCTGCCTTGTATGTGTTTCTTCAAATGTTTTTTGACCTGTTCTTTTTATGCGCAAATCTAATTCCCGGTTGAAATGTACTCCCTCATTAGATAAGTTGTGATGCCTGCCACACAGCCATACCTTCATTCCATACTTTTCTGATAGCTTACGATTAGCACGTCCGAAAAATATGTGATGCTCGTGTAAGTCCTGCGTTGTCTTGCAGATAAAACATTCTTTATTTTTTTGTACTATTGATTTCAATGTCCCACTCCTGCTTCATTCTGTCTAGCTCGTCCGGTGGAAGTGTCTCTATTCCAAGCTCTTTGGCTTCGCTTACCACTCCGTCAATCAGTGTAGCCATTTCCTTGCTGTCATAAGTTGATGAACCAAAGTAGCATTGAAGCTGTATTCCGTGACTTCCATTTACGTTGATTTCGCCCAATTCCCGAACTGTTCTCCATTCTGCCTTGACCTTATCAACCACTGATTTTTTAACAATAATATGTGTAAAAACTCCGTATCTGGATAGCATTTCTATGTACACATCATCCTTGTTGCTGTGTATAGCTTCTGCTATCTTGCTAAGTAACACCCACATATATGCATTTGCATCAAGGCTTCTTTTCTTCCTGAATTTAACCGCCTTAATTGACAGCTTTTCAACATCTTTTATTTTTTCAAGTTCTCCCTCAACACTTTCGTTAAGGGAGAATGTAATATTTAGCTTGTTGTTCTGCCAATCTCGGCTTATATTAGTTACTCTGCCGGTACACTCCATTATTTTTCCTCCGGCTGTTTGCACAATCTGTTGAAGAAATCGTTAAGCTGCGGTTGTGTTAATTTGTTCAAATCATCAACTTTGTATGTTTGTTTGAATAAATCAATATGCTTTTCAAAGCCTTTCTCTTTAATCAAAATCATGCATTCATTCAAGGTATAGTTTTTGGTTTTAGGTGCTGTCTTAGGCTTCTCTGTCTGTGGAAATTTGAACACCTCTTCATTTTTCTTATTGACAATAACCAGTGAAGAAATACATCCGGTATCACTATATTCAATGCTTCTAACCTTGAATTTCTCACGACACACATATTTATCGCCCATCTTCTCTATTTTGCATTTAGCATTGTCTAACCATATAAATGGTGCCGTATACAGCTCCCTACCAATTCCCCAATTAAAGCAGGCACGCTTGAAGCTGTCAGATGCAAGCCCTTTCTCTTTTTCCGTGTAGCTCTCTGTTCCGGTATCTTCTTTTGATACCCACATTTTCTTTTCAATATCATAAATTGATACTGTACAGTTAGCGTTATCCCTCGAATGACTTCTTTGCCAATTCATCGAGCCTACCTCTTCATCGAGGATGTTCATATCACATCTTGCATCCTTATAAAGCAAGAGACTTAATCCGTTTTCTCTGACGATTGCAATTCGACAATCTATCTCGTCAGCTCTTAACTTCCTAAATTTCATCTTCTTCTCCTTTCGCTTCCAATACTCTGCTTGCCCACATATCGGCGAAATGAATAATCATATACAACGGTGTTTCCTTCCCCTGAATTGAATATTTTAGATTGCCATACAGTCCGTTGTGATATAAGATTGCGTGTTCTTCCTCTTCCGTTAATTCGATGAATTTAGCGCATATCTTAACGCTTCTAATCTCATGGTCTTCATAAAGTAAGTCCTTGTTAGTGACAAATGGCTTCTTGTCCGACTGCTTACCTGATTTAAGGATGTTTTCAACATAGTTTTTTTTGCCGAAATCTCCAATTTTTCCGATGTCATGTAAAAGTGAACAAATCGTAATGCTGTTCTTTAATTTCTTATAGTCATCTTTGGATAGCCATGTTTTAGCCAATGCGTGAGCTGCACTAAATACGTTAATGCTATGTACAGCCAATGCTCCCGGCTCTGAACCGTGATGTTCAGTAGACGCAGGGGCTTCATAAAATCCATTTGCTTTCATATATTGAAGGATTGCAGTAGCTCCCGTTCTTCTGGTTCCCTTAAGCGCTTTTTCTATAAATTCAATACTTTCCATTTATTCGTCCTCGCTTTCTCTGAATAATTTATCCATCAGTTTTGCGAAAAGTATGGTGGAAACAGGCATTATTATCGGTGCTTTTTTGCTTTCCTCCATTGTCACTTCTGCACATTTTTCAACGAATTTTTCCTTATTAATCGTTATTTCCTTATTCTCCATCTATTTCATCCTCCCTTTTTTCGTATTCAAGCCTTACTTTAACTTTATCTTCTTCATCCTTTTTCGACTTTATCACAACGTCCATAAATTTAGACGCATTGTTGATGTCTTTAAACCAAAATTCAGCTGTGCTATATCCTATCTCTAATATAACTATATACATTCCTTTCCCTCCTCGTATTGACCTCCTAACAGATAGTTAACCATTCTGTCTATGCTGTTAAGCACATATGATGTAGTTACCGTAATCCCTATGACCCATATGGCTACCGATAGCCAATCACTTTCCACTTCCAGTCCTGCCATTTTGGATATAATCGCAAGCAATAATCCGATAATTACATTTTTGATTTTGGCAAAACACTTGTAATTTCGTGCCGTTGTCTGATATAATCTAATTGACATTTTATAAAAATTTTGTTTTGAGCTTGAACGTATTGGGGTACATTCAGGCTCTTTTTCTTTGATTTCTCCTACTTCTCTTGCTTCTAATTTCATTAATCCTCCTTGAAATGCAACTCCATTAAATCTGCTATCATCAAATATTCTGTAGCATATTTGCTATCACCATGTGTTTCTTTAACTTTCTTCCGAAATTCATCTAACGTTCCGTAGAAGCATCCGCATACGACCTTAACATCGCCATCTTCCGATTTTAAAAATGTTGTATTTCGGCAATTACGACCAAATCCTTTAATTGTAGTGTAATCCTCGTCGCCGTACACCTCTGCGTCGCCGGACACCCATGCGTCGCCGGACACCCTTGC